TCCAGAAACTATAGAAAAACATCATGTGATCCCAAAATGTTTTGGCGGGTCAGATGACATTGATAACATAGCAGTATTGACTCCACGAGATCACTATATTTGTCACCTTTTGCTGACAAAATTCACAGAAGGTGAATACAAGAGAAAAATGTGTTATGCTCTGTCAAGTTTTAATAGAAATAATCAACATCAAAAAAGAAATTTAACATCAAGACAATATGAAACTATTAGAAGAATTGTGTCGGATGAGATGAAAGGTGATAATAATCCAATGAGAATTCATAATATTGATATGTCTGGTGATAAAAATCCTTTTTATGGTAAAACGCATAGCGATGAAACCAGAAAAATTATTTCAGAAAAAAATAAAGAATGGTGGAAACAAAATGAAAACCCTTTTAAAGGTAAACGCCATAGTGATAAAACAAAAAAGATTTTATCCGATGCGCATTCAAAAAAAATTAAAGTCTTGTTTTTAAATGACACAGAAATAGTTTTTGATAAAATAATAGATCTGGGTCCATATCTTGGTAAAAGTAAGCAATTAGGCCTTAAATTGAATATGAAAAAGCATAAAAATTTATGGAAAAAATATAACATAAAGGAGATTGTATATTATGAAAATTAAGTCTATCAAAAAATGTGAATCCGAAAAAGTATATGACATCACAGTAAAAGATGAAGCTCATTATATTTTAGAAAATGGTGTAGTATCACACAATTCAGGACTTTACTATGCCGCAACCAACATCATTTTCTTGAGTAAAAGAAAGGAGAAGGTAGGAACAGAAGTGATCGGTAATATTATCCATTGCAAAAATCAAAAATCAAGATTGACCATTGAAAATAAAATGATCGATGCTTTGGTCACATACGATAAAGGATTAGATAGATATTATGGACTGTTAGAACTAGCAGAGGCTTGTGAAATTTTTAAAAAGGTATCTACTAGATATGAATTGCCTGATGGAACAAAACAATTTGGAAAAACTATTTTGGCAGAACCTGAAAAATATTTTACTGATGATGTATTAGAGAAAATTAATGATTTTTGTCAAACCGAATTCCTTTATGGGAAAAGTAATCAAACGTTTGATGAACAATTGGAGGAAGAAAATGTCAGATCTGAGGAGTAAATATGAATTGATAGAGTTGGATGAAAAACAACATGCTTTTAGATTAATTGATGGTAAATTTAAGGATGTTATTTACAAATACAATAGATTCGGTTTGGTCGAGCCTGAGGAAGGTGAAGAAACATTGAAATATCGTTTTGAATATGATATAATTGAAATTCCTGAGGAAATAAGAGGAAAAAAATATTCCGATAAGGAAGGTTTGGAATTTGAGAAACTGATAGGTGATATTTTAATACAAGTTTTGGAAGAAAACGTAGAATTTGAAGAGGAAGATGACGATAAGACTAGAAGATACAATTTTAAAAAATCTAATATACTTTGAGGAGTATACTAGAAAAGCACTGCCTTACATTAAACCGGAATATTTTTCTGAGCAAACAGATAAAATACTATTCTCTGAAATTAAAAATTTTTTATCAAAATATAATTCTTTACCCACAAAGGAATCTTTACTTATTGAAATGGGAGAGAAGTCTGAATTGACTGAGGATCAATTTCAAATAGTATCAAAGAAAATTTCAGAATACTTTTTTACAAAAGATGACAAACCAGAAATAGAATGGATTGTAGATACTACTGAAAAATTTTGTCAAGATAGAGCAATATATAACGCAGTTTTGGAATCTATTCAAATTTTAGATGGTGAAAATAAAACATTGAAGGATAAAGGATCTATACCTACACTTTTATCTGATGCGCTTTCAGTATGTTTTGATCCTTATATCGGTCATGATTATATTGAAGATGCTGATGAGAGATATAAAAGTTATCATGAAGTTGAAGAAAGAATACCTTTTGACTTGGAATTTTTTAATAAAATAACTAAAGGTGGATTACCGAGAAAAACATTAAACATAGCACTTGCTGGAACTGGGGTTGGAAAAAGTTTGTTCATGTGTCATCATGCAGCTTCTTGTTTATCAAATGGTATGAATGTTCTTTATATTACTCTTGAAATGGCTGAAGAAAGAATCGCTCAAAGAATTGATGCTAATTTAATGAATATTACTATGGATGAACTTGAGGAAATACCTAAAGATGCATACGATAAGAAAATGGGTAGAATTCGTAATATGGTGAAAGGAAAATTAATTGTTAAAGAATATCCCACCGCTAGTGCAAATGTAAATCATTTTAGAAATTTGATGAATGAATTGAAACTAAAAAGAAGATTTACTCCTGATATTATTTTTGTAGATTATATTAATATTGCTACATCTTCTCGCTTGAAGTTTGGAAATTCGGTCAATTCTTATAACTATATTAAATCCATTGCTGAAGAATTAAGAGGTCTTGCCGTGGAGTGTGATGTTCCTGTTGTGAGCGCTACACAAACAACTAGAAGCGGTTACACAAATAGTGATGTTGGTCTTGAGGATACTTCAGAATCATTTGGTCTTCCTGCCACTGCTGATTTTATGTTTGCATTAATATCAACAGAAGAACTTGAAGATTTAGGACAAATACTTGTTAAACAGTTGAAAAACCGATATAATGATCCAGGAATGAATAAGAGATTTGTTGTTGGTGTTGATCGTGCAAAAATGAAACTATATGATTTAGAAGAATCGGCACAGGCAAATTTAATAGAACTTACCAATCAGAAAAAAGGTATAAAAATGCCTTGGGGAAAGAAAAAGGAAGACGATGATGACATTCCTTCTTTTGATATAGGCACTGATAATAGAATGAGTAAAAAGAAAGATTTTTCTGAATTCTCTTTTAGATAAGGATTTTTATGATAAAAATATCTGCACCAGAAGGTCCATTTTCATTAATGATTTCACATAAGGGATATGAGATAGTTTTTTTTGCTTTACCTGATGGTGAGGAGATGCAATGTGACTTGAAAGTTTTTAAAGATGAAGAAGATGTGTCAAAGAAATTCGATGAATCTGGTCAATTAACACCAGATTCAGAAACTTTGTATAATATTTTGCATAATATTGAAAATAGTGATTGACATTTTTTTATATTGTTATATAATAGTATTTGAACCTGTAAAAGTGAGAGAATACTATGTTAAAAAAATTATTCAAAGTTTCCATTACCACATTTTTGCTCTCTTCTGTCATAGGATGTTACGGATCTTTGGAATTAACTGGAGTTTCCGTAAGTACCTACGAGCAAAATAATACTGTCAATAATGAAAATAATAATCAAATAACTTCAGATAGTATAAAACCACCAATCCCACCACATAGCCTACAAGAAAAATCTGATACAGAATTCACAGAAATTATTATAAAAGAAAAACCTAAACCTCCTCCTCCAAAAATAGGTGTTCTCGACCAATTACGTACTTTTGAGGAAATAAAAAATTATTTTTATTATTTTGAACCTCAAGGTTTACCTGACTATTATATAAAGAAAGGGGAAAAGACAGGTGATTGGTCACATTTCAAAGGTCATAAGCGTCTTATGTGTATGTTGGTTACAGAAACATGTTATCTTATACATAGGGAATTCGAACAAAATAGACCAGCACCGATTAGAAGAGGCGTTCTAGAATGGATCAATGATCCTGATAATAGGGAAATTTGTAAAATTAATTTTGAAAGAGCAGATACATTAAAAAAGTGTTCAATGGCAACTGAAATTGTTGAATAATCATATCTGATAAATATAAAGAGAATTCTATATTTATTTAAGGATAAACATTAATGTTAACGTTCAAACAGTTTTTAATTGAAAATACAGGTGCTAACAAACATCTTGAGCATATCGAAGATGAAATGTTGAATTCTGGATTTGATGGTTTGAGAAATGCCATAGAATATATGATTGGTATTTCCAAATCTATGAGTGGATATGATAAAGGAATTACAGTTACAACAAAATGGGACGGTGCTCCTGCTGTAATTGCCGGTAGAGATCCTGAAACTGATAAATTTTTTGTGGCCACTAAGCATGGTGCAACTGCAAAAAATATGAAATTGAATTTTACAGATGAGGATATTGACAAAAATCATCCTGGAGAAGGTTTAAATAAAAAGTTAAAAACTTGTTTGAAGGAATTAAAAAAATTAAATTTAGATGGTGTATATCAAGGCGATTTATTATATTCTGAAACACAAGATAAAAAAATTGAAACTATTGACGGAGTTAAATATCTAACATTTACTCCAAATACTATAACATATGCTATACCATTTGGTTCTAATTTATTCAATAAAATAAAAAATAGTAAAGTAGGAATAGTTTGGCATACTAAATATTATGGTAATGGACCAGTAAATCAAATGAATGCAAATTTTGATTTAGGTAAAAATTTCTCTACTGAAAATAAATCGGTATGGTCCAGAACCGCTGAATTTGAATATGCTGGAGGTATTGCATCATTTAAAAAAGATGAGCAGGAATTATTTAAAAAGATATTAACATCCTTGGGTAAAATTTTTAGAAAATTAGATAAAAATGTTTTAAATTTTATATTTAATAATGCTGATGTAAATATACAAATTAAAACATATTTTAATAGTAAAATTAGAGAAGGTAAATCTATTGGTAATAGTGATAAACATGTTTTAGGATTAATTCAGTATTTAAAAGATAAATTAAATTCTAAAGTTCAGTCACTAAAAACTGAAAAAGGAAGACAATCAAAAATTGAAAAAAATGAAGAATTTTTAAAGTTTTTTAGAGAAAATAAAGCGCAATTATCAATGATTTTTGATACACAGAAATTGATAATTGCTGCTAAAAACATTTTAATTAAAAAGATGCAATCTATTGAAAGTTCTGAAAAAACTTTTGTTAAAACATCTGATGGTTATAAAGTTACGAATCCTGAAGGATTTGTTGCATACCATATAGATAAAGGAGCATTAAAATTAGTAGACCGTTTAGAATTTTCTAAACAAAATTTTACAATTAATAAAAGCTGGTAAAAAACATGCAAAAAGAACAAGAAATATTAAATAGTGTCCGAGAAAAACTCTTAGATGTTATGATTAATGAAAATGTTGACACTAGACTTAAAAAGTTGGCAACGGCTGGTTTGATAGATGATTCGGAATATTCAAAATTTATGAAATTGATTAAAATTTTAGATCAAGAAAAACCTGTGCCTAAGGAATTAATCAGTATGGTTGTCGATATTTACGATAAGTTGATTGGTTATCTAACAAAAGATAAAACAATTTTCAATTTATTAGTACAAAAGTTAAAGTCTGATACTGATAAAAGAATAAAAGAAGAAAAAGAATATTTTGAAAGTCAGAAAAATGCTTTTGAAAGAAAATATAAAGTTTTTGAGCATAATAACTCTTTATATTATATTAATGATGAGGAAAAAATGACAAAATATGATGATGAATCGATCCATCAATTTATAAAGAGTAAAAAGGAGAGAAATGTTACAGTCTGAAAATTCTCTAATCGACAGACTACAAGAATCTATGATGTCGATAATGTTACATGAAGGAACGTCTGAAAGAGCAAAAAAGCTTGCCAATGCTGGGTTGATTGATAAGTCTGATTATTCTAAATTTGTGAAATTAATGGCTGATATGGAAAATGGTAGTACATTATCACCCATGCAAAAGATGTTAATTTTAAAAATGTTTGATAAATTGTTAGATTTAGTTATGAGT